ATATAGATTTTTTCTACTTCAGTAGTCATATTGCCTCCTATTTTTTCCTACTTTGAAAAAAGTATTCCTGTAGTTGATGAAAATAAACCGGAAATGAAATATGCAAATTCATCTCTTGTTTATATTTTTTAAATGCCTGGATATCTTCATCCCAAACATTTTGAGTTACTAATTTCTTATCCTGTTTCTTTGGATAAAATCTTAGCAGCTTTGCCTCTAGTTCTTTCATTATTACCTCCCTTCAAAAAGTATTTTAATGAAATATAAAGTGAAACCCACCATACCTAGGTGGGCCACTATTGTGAGCAAATCGTTAAACATTATTTACCTCCTTAATGTTTTTTAAAATGTGAGCAATCACATCTATAGTCCATCCATCACCAAGAACAGATGCTGCCTTATTTCTAGAAAGACATTTTGTATATCCTTCTGGAACTGTTTGTAATCTTTCCATCTCTAATTGATTTAATAATCTTAATCCTTTGTGAGGATCAAATGATGGATCAGTAAAAATTAAATTTCCAAATCCAGTAACTTTATATCTTCTGTGAAATTTCATTAAATCTGCATAAGGTCTAGCTTCACCTTCTAATAATGCTCTAGCCTTTTCTCTATCTACATAACCATCAGTAATGATTGATTGAAATGAAATTCCTTTATCTTCAGGTTGAGTTACATTAGGAATATTAGTCCAATAATTGCGATCTCTTAATTGACCTGATACTAACTTAGAATTAATCCTAATAGGTTGAACACCTAACATTTCAGAAATAATATTTTTATCTTCTTCTTTCATTCTTCCTACATTCTCCATTAAGAAATATTTAGGTTTGTAATGATTTAAAATTTTATGTGCTTGAAAGAATAAAGATGATCTAGATCCTTTAAGACCTTCTCTTTGTCTTGAGGCTTGAGATAAATCCTGGCATGGAGATCCAAAAATAATTAGATCTGGATTATCAATATTCCAATTATCTGAATTTATTACATCACCTAATTGAATAGTGTTTGGAAAGTTATATTGAGTAACTTTAATTGCAGCTTTTTTTATTTCAGATGCATAATATTTATTTACTTGAATACCAGATCTTTGTAGTGCTAATTGACCACAAGACATTCCATCAAATAAAGAAAGTACGTTCATTATTGACCTCCTATGAAGTGGGCTTATGCCCACTCCTTCCATTTTAAATTGTCACCTGATAATTCATTCCAAACAGATGATACTGCTATAGACTGAACAATCATATCTGCTTTTTGATAACATAAAGTTTTAATACCTTCTGAACTCCATTTATCAAAATATGTAACTTGTAATTTTTCAACATTACCTTTTTCATCTAATAAAGATTTAACCTTTAAAAGATCACCAATAACAACATCATCTGAATTGCGATATTTGATTTTGATTTTTAATCCGGTGTTTTCGTAGTTTTTCATTTTGACCTCCTATAGTTAGTTTTCTCAAATGTATAGATTTGTACGTATTCGTCAATAGGAAAAATATATTTTTTTATGTGTATTGTTTTTATAAATAAATGACATAGATTCCAGGTATCTCATTGAGTCAGTTTTTTTCTTTGAGTATTCCTCCTATAACCTTGGGCATTTGTTTCACGACAGATGCCCTTTTTCTTTCCAAGGTTCAATCATACAAGGGAAAATTAAATACCCCCTAGAAATGCGTTAAAATGGATTTTTGAGGGTGTTTTACTGTAGGTTTTTGATGTGTTTGGGCTTTTTGCCAGGGATGGGGGAATTTTCAAGTTTTTCAATGTTTTTAATAGCAGCTCTCACACAAAGATGGCAGCTCCCCATATCAGTGATTTTTCCATTTTCTATAATGACCATAGACGCAACTCTTAATGTAAGAAGATCCTCATAGACTAATCTTCCATAACATTCTCCCACTGGGATTTCATATCCTTTAATGTAAGCCAGGTCATGCCACGGTGATAGGGAGGCATGATCGTAAAATTCTATTTTCAGTAAATCTCCGAATTGATATTTCATTTCAATCTAGTACTATTTAAGTAATTAACAAACATGGAGGCCAAATGAAGTAACTGTATATATATAAAAAAAAACACTAGATCATAAGCCAAGGCTATTTCGGTAACCTTGGCTTTTTTATTTTTAATCTAACAGTTTTGCTCTTGGGCATAGCTGTTCTTTTCTTGCCCTTCTTACTCCCAATAATCTTTTTGGTATAAAGTTCGGAGATGCTGCTAGATGTTGTAATCATTAGTGCATTAATCCATGACCAAACCAGATCACTAAAATAATGATCGCAAGTTTCCATAGATTACTCCAGGTCCAGTAAGGATCTAGTTCATCTAGAACCCAATTTACTTTGTCCATAATCCAATCTTTCATATTTTACTCCTTCTTGAATTTACCGGCTATCTTCTCGCCAGATCGCCCTACAATATATCCACCAACACCGACTAAGACAATATTTAATAAACTATTCTGAACACTCTCAGGAATGTTCGGAGCAGTAAATCCAAACCAGTGGGCTACTACTAATCCGGCAAACACTAACATTAAGATAGGCCTCCAGTTTCTCTGCAGCCAAGATCCATTGGCTTCAGCTGTAATTACTTTAGCCTGGGCTTCTAGTTCTTTAAGCTGTCCAGAAATTAATTGTTCCTGGATCTTTTGTTTTATTTTTTCTGCCTCAGCTTTGTTGTCTATGGTTTTATCTATTGTACTAAATAAAGTTTTAATCATAGGAGCTGCAGCACTTAATAGACTCAACATGATACCTCTCTCATTCTATTACTAAGTTTAGTAATTCTATTCCTAATGCCTCGCACTTCAGATTTTCCCAATTTGCTATCCATTAACTCATCCGCACAAGTAAGGAAATTTTTTTCTTCCAGGGCCTTCCTGGCTTTCTTAAATCCTAATAGTCTTGGTAATCCCATCCAGAAACAAAGTTCAATAATAATTAAAAATGCTTCTTCAGGGATAGAATGTTCATCAATAAATACTCTTGCTCCATCTATGGCAATATTCACATCTTGTTTAAAAATCTCTATCACTTCATCTTCTGTATATTTACGATTAGGATCAAAGCTATCCATTTCATCCTTAGTCACCATGTGGCCATAACCAATGGTCCACAGTCCGGCAGTATCTTTATAAGGGATATGATATCCATTTTTCTTATTGCTGCCCTCATGCTCTAGGAGGCTTTTACATAATTTGTCTATGTTCATTTCTTTCTTACCTTTTTTACTTTCGGTAATAATTCAGTCATTACCTTACTCATATCTTGTTGTAATACATTAAGATGGCCAATATGTATATCCAAACTGTTTCTTTCTGTAATCTCAGCTAGTTCTTCATTGGTCATAGTTATTCTAATTTGATTTCCTACTTTGATTATTCTCATAGATAGATATTACCATCCCAAGATCCATTCTTTTTTAAAACCATAGGCACGATATAAGGAATTCCATTGGTGATAACACCACAAGACAAAATGGGTTTAGCCAGGTTTACTTTCATGTAAGCCATAGCCAGGGATTTCTTATCTACTAGACATCCAACAGTCATTCCAAAATTTAAATGAAAATCATTTCCTACATATTTAATTTCACTCACAGTATGATAATGACCTTGTACGCAGCTCATAGCTGTAGCCTGAACTGACTTAGCAATATCTTTTGTCATCTGATGACCAAAGACTACTTTTCCTTTATCAGTATCTAGCACTAATCTCTCGGTCCATTTCCATTTATGAGATACCTCCAGGATTTCATTATAATCTTTTAAGAAGAACTTGCTCATGCCTTTAGCCATGGCTCTCCTCAAGATCATAGATCCATGATTACTTTCTAGCAGCCACATACTGGGAAATATTTTTTCTAATTGATTGCATAAAGATCTACCCCCTATCAATTCATCTGCCGGTGATGGGAGATCAGGATTAATTACATGACTCACATTAATACTATGCCAATCCATTTCATCACCAATGTGAACAACACAATCTGGCTTATAGGCTTTATTTAATTTAGATAAAAAGAAAAAAGTATCTGGATGATGATAGGGAAAGTGAGTATCTGATACGACTAATATTTTTTTATGAATTGCCATAATTAGTTATGTCTACACAACCAAAATGATATCTGCGAATATTGTATTCATCTAACATAGACTTTAATAATATTCCTTGTTGTTTGCAATCTTCTAAAAATTTATGCTTTTCTTTGATATTGACACAATCTCCATTAAGACAAAACCATCCTAACAGAAATACAATTTTGGTCACTTAACAGCACCAATCAATTTTACAAATCCAACAAGAATAGCTACGACTGTTCCAATGATGACTAAAACCTTTAATCCTCCTTTAGCCATATTGATTGATTTATCTAGATCCTCAATTTTAGTATTGGCATTTTCTAAACCTTCCTGGAGATGATCTATTTTTTCTTCCATGACTGTTAGCTTGGTAATAAGTACCTCTACCTTTTCACCAATCTCTAACTTTGTCATGTTAGCCATTATGCACCTAGTTCGCCTAGTTTAACTTGAGATTGTTTTTCAAATGACTCAGTGATCTCTTTATCCTTGAGATATTTTTCTGTGTATTCAGCTTTGGCTTTTTGAATTTTGACTACTTCATCAATAGTCATGTTGTTAATTTTATAATTAAGATCCTGGTTTTTAGCAGCCCAATTATCTAATCTCTCCAAATATAATTTTTCTCTAATTTCATATTCTTTGATCTTTTGTTCTAATTCTCTTTTTTCTTTTTTTGATTTTCTTAATTGTTGTTGTAGTTCTTCAGCTGTAGCCATAATGCCTCCTTATTTTGCCATAGCATCTTGGTCTAATAACCAAGATATTCTATCTAACTGTTTTCTCATCTTATCATAATCTTTGTGCATTTCCATAATTCTAGTCATATCTCTTTCATTGTTAGCTATTCTGCTATCCATTTTAGAGATAAACCATACCAGAGATACTGATTGTACTGCTATTGCTAATATAATACCTATGGATTTGCTATCTAAGTTCATTGTTTGGGATATTTGTCTTTAATGGATTGTATTCTTGTTTTCCAAGCATCTATGCCTTGATGATAGATTTCATCTAGTTGAAATTCCCAAGTGCCATATTCGGATTTGCGTTTTACATCTTGTTGAATATTGTTTTCATAAACATCTGCTTGTGTTTCTAATGCATCTAATTGTTCTTGAGTAGGTTTTGCAATATCTAAATTCCATTCTTTAATGTAAGCACCTTGTCCATCATCTTGTAAGATGACATCATTAAGGAAATCTACTTTATTTCCTACATATTGAATTATTTTTGTACTAAGTTGTGCCATTTTATGCTCCTATTAGTTTATAGCCTCCAAAAAAAGAAGCACCTGATGTAGCACCTCCTCCTATGTTGGGATTATTTCCTCCGATTTGTACGTAAGTTTCAACATAATCTCCAACAGATAAATCTAATATAACCGCAGCAAAAATATGAGAATTTCCTAGTTGATTTAAAGCGGTCTGAAGTTGATTTGGTGTATATAGACCACTACCATTTTTATAAAACCTTATAATAATATATTCCATTGTTCCACTATCTGCTGTGCCTCTGATAGATGACTGAAAATAATACTTTCCTGCTTTATCTGATGGAACAGTAAATCTACTACTGGCAAAAGCTGAATCTGTATCAAAATCCTCAATGTCAAACGTAGCTTTTACCCAACTCGCTTCAGAAATGGATTGATTTGATGATTTATATGCAAAAAAACTAGGAGTATTCTCTCCACCTAATCCTACTGATGTTCCATTATTGGTAATAGTAGCACCACTTGGAATAATTATATTATCACCACTTGCACCAATGGTTATAGTATTAGAACTTTCATTAATGATATTATCACCAGATGAATTTTGTACGTCTTGAACTTTAATTATTGATGCCATTATTCTTTATAACTCACTTTTTGATGCTTTAAAAGTTTCCCAAGATGCTTTGACTTCATCAGTCCAAACTGCGTTGCACACTGCCTGTACTTCTGCATCTTCGCTTGTAATATCTTGGTCTGGCTGAACTACTTTTCTGTGTCTGCTTCTTGATAACTCTACACCATCTTCTTTGATGACTATATCAGTAGCGATTTGCACAGCTTTGTATTCGCCTACCACTTCTATTTTAGCGATTTGTGTTTCTTTTGTTATTGCCATTGTTTACTCCTTA